CTATACAGTAAGTAAATACTTAAGAGTTTAAACATTAGAGTTTAACATAGCATAGTGTTAATAATGATACTGGACATAGGTCATTTAACTTACAGTGTTTGTACTTGACATAGTTTAAACTCTGATGTTAAACTACACATAGTTACAATACATAAAAGCAATAAGACTATATTGTAACTGTGCTAGATTGCTAGCAACGTGTCGTGAGCTACTACAGGGTTATGTAATAACATCTGTGTCTCCTCTCCCAACTCCCTCTATGTATGTTGTAACATACCCTGTACGTAGTTTGCGACACGTGCCTATTTCTCCTATGTAAGAATATACTTGACAATGGCTAAGAAACCCGTACAACTATATGCATCAGAAGATGTCTTAACTGACTTCTATAACGCATTAGCTAACAATGACCCTCGTGCTATGCGTAAGGTACATATACCTAAGTCTGATGTATTCTATGTACGTGAAGCCATCTATAACCGTACTGGTGAGTGGTACACCCTGGATCACGTAGAGAGAGCCATGTACTTAGAGGGACACCTGACTAGGCGTGAAGTGTTAGACCCAGATCGTGAGCGAGAGTATGGCTAGGGACTACAAGAAAGAATATAAGAATTACCAGGGTAAGCCTGAGCAAGTGAAGAAGCGTGCTTCTCGTAATACTGCTCGTTCAGCTATGGTTAAGGGTGGTGTAGCCAAGAAGGGTGATGGCAAGGATGTTGATCACAAGAACGGTAACCCGCTAGACAACAGGAAGTCAAACCTCCGAGTTAAGTCTAAGAGTGCTAACCGTAGCTTCCCTCGTAACAGCAAGGCAGGAAAGAAGTAGATGGCTGTTAAGAATAGCAAGAAAGACTCACGCCTTGCTCGTGCTGGTGTCAGTGGCTACAATAAGCCTAAACGTACACCTAACCACCCAAAGAAGTCACATGTTGTAGTCGCTAAAGAGAATGGCAAGGTTAAGACTATCCGCTTTGGTGAGCAGGGTGCTAAGACAGCTGGTAAGCCTAAAGCAGGTGAGTCTGATGCTATGAAGAAGAAACGTGCTAGCTTTAAGGCTCGGCATGGCAAGAACATCAGCAAGGGTAAGATGAGTGCGGCTTACTGGGCTGACAAAGAAAAGTGGTGACTAACTATGTGGATGGCAATACTTCTTATCTGTGGTTCGCCTGACTCAATCAGCTGTAACATGGTAGCTAAATCTGATGAACTGTTCATGAATCAGTCTGTATGTGAAGCTGCTGTAAATGATGCAGTAGATTCCGTATCTGACAGTGTGTACCTAACATGGGGCGGTTGTGTCGTAGTAGGTAACTCTGCGTAAGAAGTACCTGCAGGGGAGGGCAGTTACTAATGGACAACAAAGCAGTAGTGTCTATCATGTCTGCCGCCTTAATAGGCTTGCTAGGCTGGAACATAAAGACTACCAATGAATTGCAGCTATCAGTACAGCGCTTAGAGATAGTGCTGCTACATGATGCCTTCACTAAGTAAAACATTAAGAAGACAGCTAAGTATAGGAAGTAAGAACACATGATGCTAGGTATGAGCCTAATGCTGGGTGAAGCCCCAGAGGTAGACCCAAAGAACCGTGACCGTGCTGAGAAGTACTGGATGTATGGTGCATCTGCTGCAGAGCTAGGTGAAGCTTGGGGTAAGTCTGCTGACATGGCTGCACTTAAGACTTGTGCTAACTGTGAATACTTTGACAACCGTATGCAAACCCTTAAGGCTCTGAACATTGAGTCAGGCACAGGTGCTTGTACTAAGTTCAAGTTTGTATGTAGCCAAGAGAAAGCCTGCCAAGGTTGGGATTGCAAAGAGATGGAAATGGAAGAGGATTAAGACTATGATGAAGAAAGATAAGAATACGTCAATGGGTATGTCTAAAGGTGGCATGTCTAAGAAGTCAGGCTACATGAGTGGCGGTATGACCAAGAAGATGGGTTACGCCAAAGGTGGTATGACTAGCTGCGGTGCATCTAACCCAGCAGCACGTCCTGTTAAGAAAGCTAAATAACAATGAAGTTTTATCATAAGTATAAGACAGCGCTTGAAGCTGCAGGCTATCGTGTAGATGAGCATGGCTACGTCTGGGATGCTATGGGTAACCAAGCTGCAGGTGAAGACAACTACGGTAACGTACAGAGTAAAGACCCTAACGTAACAGAGATTTGTCGTATTGCTGAGGCTACTCCAGCACCTAAGCCAAAGCCTAAGAAGGTTAAGGCTGTAGTAGTTGAACCAGAAGAGAAAGCTGAAGAAGAGTAATGACACTTTCATCGCCAGGCAAACCAGCACGTATAGTAAGTAGGGGTGTCATATGTGACACAGAGGATCAAGTAGAGACCCTGTACGTATGCCCAGCTAACTGTCGGGCTGAGGTGTCTATGTTGTTTTGTGTTAATGCTAATGGTAATACTTCTGCTCTAGCTAAGTGGTACAAGGCTGACACAGCAGAACAGTTTAATCTTATCGGTGGTAAGAACTTGGGTACAGGTGAGAGCATTCTTCTTACTGGGGCTACTCTAGTTCTTGAGCCAAGTGATGAGATACGCTGTATTGCCTCAGGTAACGTAGCACCTGAGCTAGACTTTATGTGTACTGTAACTGAGACATTTAAGCCTGTAGGCTAGTGTAGTCTAGCATAACGGGTATTCCATCTTAGCAGTTCTACTACTGCACACCACGAGTATAACTATGTCCATAGCTAGCAATAGAGCTAGCGTCCTAACACATATAAGGATTTATGGACATGCCTACTAAACTTAAAGACTATCTCATTCGTTTGTTTAACGCTTTCATTAAAAACAGACAAGCTTCTGCTGATCGTAAGATTGCTATGATGCACTTGAGTCACATGTCTAACAGAGAACTACGAGACATCGGGATTGGTCGTTGTGATATACGCAACGTAGTAGATGGACACTTAAAGCAAAGCTAATGTTATGCACTCTGATCTTCTTAGGTTTTAGCCACGCATGGGTTGTAGAAGAAGGTAATGTTTTATTTCAGTACTGTTACTACGACTGTGGCTTACCTAAGAACGGTACATGGTATGACAGAGTATACAGAGTAAACTATAACTACGTATGCCCTATAGAGGTTAAGTTCAAATGATTGATCCGTTCACCGCCTTTGCCGCTGCGCAGACTGCTGTAGCCGCAATTAAAAGTGGTATCCAGCTTGGCAAGGATATTGGTGGTATTTCTAACGATCTAGCAAAGTTTGCAGGGGCTGTGTCTGATTTAGATTGGGCGCACAAGTCGTCGGAAAACCCTCCCTGGTATTCTGTTTTGTTTGGTGGTAATGGGCCAAGTGCAATGGACATCTTTGCCAAGAAGAAGCAAGCAGAGGTGTTACGTGCAGAGATCAAGCAGTACATCCAGTTCGGATACGGGCAATCAGCGTGGGAAGAGCTTCTTCGCATCGAAGCACAAGTGCGTAAGGATCGTCAGAAAACTATGTATCGCAAAGCGGAGATTAAGCAGAAAATTATCGAATGGACTGTGGGTATCTTGGTTCTGGTATCAGGAGTTGGTCTACTTGGCGTGGCGTTTTATTTCCTTGGAAAGAAACAAAACAAATGGTAAGCTTAAGAAGTAGCAGTAGCTAAGGGAAACAACATGGCACGACAACTAACAGAAAACCAACAGAAGTTCCTTGAAGTCTTGTTTGACGAGGCTGGGGGTGATGTTGTGCTAGCTAAGAAGTTGGCTGGCTACAGTGATAACACACCTACACGTCTGGTAGTAGAAGCCCTCAAAGACGAGATAGGAGAGGCCACACGTAGCCACTTCGCACGTTCTGCACCCAAGGCAGTCATGGCTCTAGTTGGCGCTCTGAGCGACCCTACAGAGCTTGGCATCCGTGACAAGATGGCTGCAGCAAAAGACTTGCTTGATCGTGCAGGACTTGGTAAAGTAGACAAGGTAGACGTTTCATCTTCTAGTGGTGGGGTGTTTATCCTCCCATCCAAAGAAGGTAAGAACGAGTAACAATGAATCGAGAATCTTTAGGGTACTGGCAACTGCCAAAACCACATAAAGGTGAAGAGAAGCAATGGCACGTCATAGCTCGCACAACTAGACAAGTACCTTTTGGTTACAGAATACACCCTGACAATGATAAACTACTAGAACCCATAACAGTTGAGCTTGAGGCATTAGAGCTTGCAAAGCGGCATCTAAAGCAGTACGGTTACAGAGAAGTTGCTATCTGGCTAACAAAGCAGACTGGGCGCTACATCTCACATATGGGTTTGAAGAAGAGGGTAGACATTGAGCGAAGACGTAAGAAAACAGCTAGAATTAAACGCAAGCTTGCCCAGCGGCTCGAAGAAACGCTACAAGAAATCAAGAAGCTCGAAGAAGAAAGTATCGGAGCCTACAGAATCATCACCCCCACAGAAGAGTGAGCCTGTAGTAGAGCCAGTATACGCTCAAGTAAAACCTGCAGACCTTGATGTAGAGGCTGCGCAAGAGGTTGTATTCAAGCCCAACCCAGGGCCACAAACAAACTTCCTTAGTGCATCTGAAAGGGAAGTCTTGTATGGGGGTGCAGCAGGTGGTGGTAAATCCTACGCTATGCTTGCTGACCCCCTTCACGGTTTAGGTAGCCCCAACTTTAGTGGTCTACTTGTACGGCACACAACTGAAGAGCTACGTGAACTAATCCAGAAGAGCCAAGAGCTTTACCCTAAAGCCATACCTGGCATTAAGTGGTCAGAGCGTAAGTCTCAGTGGATTACTCCTCAAGGGGGCAGGCTCTGGATGTCGTACCTCGACAAGGACATGGACGTTACACGCTATCAAGGTCAAGCGTTTAACTGGATTGGCTTTGACGAACTTACACAGTGGCCTACACCTTATGCGTGGGACTACATGCGTTCACGACTACGTAGTGCTAACAGTAAAGACTTAGGCTTGTACATGCGGGGTACTACTAACCCTGGTGGTGCAGGACATGGTTGGGTTAAGAAGATGTTCATTGATCCTGCTCCTGCAGGTGAGCCTTTCTGGGCTACGAACATTGAGACGGGTGATACTATTGCGTTCCCTAAAGGGCATAGCCGTGAAGGTGAACCTTTGTTTAAGCGCAGGTTTATCCCTGCAAGTTTGTTTGACAACCCTTATCTTGCTGAGACAGGTGACTACGAGGCTATGCTTCTATCTCTGCCTGAGCATCAGCGTAAGCAGCTGCTTGAGGGTAACTGGGACATTAACGAAGGGGCAGCTTTCCCTGAGTTTAATCGCAGGATACATGTAGTTGATCCTTACGAGATACCTGACTCATGGGCTAAGTTTAGAGCTTGTGACTACGGTTACGGCTCTATGACAGCGGTTCTTTGGGTTGCAGTTAGTCCTAGTGAACAGCTTGTAGTATATAGGGAGTTGTATTGTTCTAAAGTCACAGCTTCTGATCTAGCTGATATGATCTTAGATGCTGAAGCTAAAGATGGTACAATACGGTACGGCGTGTTGGACTCGTCCCTCTGGCATAAAAGAGGTGATACAGGACCGTCACTAGCAGAGCAAATGAATATGAAGGGTTGTCGCTGGAGACCCTCAGATCGCTCTCGTGGCTCAAGGGTTGCTGGTAAGAACGAGATTCACAGACGCCTGCAGGTGGATGAGTATACAGAAGAGCCAAGGCTCGTGCTATTCTCCACCTGTATTAACATTATAGCGGAGCTACCTGTTATTCCATTAGACAAGAAGAATCCAGAAGATGTTGATACCAACTCAAACGATCACGGCTATGATGCACTTAGGTACGCCTTAATGACTAGACCTCGTAGTTCTATCTGGGATTATTCACCTGCCAAGCAGAATGCAGGCTTTCAGATTTCTGATAAAAACTTTGGTTATTGATATGAAAACATGTAGTAAGTGTAGTGCCTCTAAGTCCTTAGATTTGTTCCATAAAGACAAGTCTAAAAAAGATGGACATGCTTCTTACTGCAAGGTCTGTAGCGCTAACAGAAGCAAGGCTCATTACGCTAGCAATAAAGAAGCAGTTATTAAAAGGGCTTCAGATTGGTACGCTAATAATAAAGAGTATAGGCAGCAATACAGAAGAAATCATTACTTAGAGAATAAAGGCCAGTACAACTCTAGCATTAACTTACGCAGAGCAGCAAAGCTTCAAGCCACCCCTTCATGGCTGACTGAAAAGCAGCTACATGATATAACTGTTATTTATAATGCCTGCGCCAAAGTGTCAGAACGAACAGGCAAACCCCATCACGTAGATCATGTAGTACCTTTGCAAGGTGAGAACATCTGTGGCCTGCATGTCCCTTGGAACTTAGCTATCATACCTGCTAAGATGAACCTATCTAAAAGTAATACCTATTAAGGATACCCCTTCACAATGGCAGAAATAGACGATCTTTCCTTCGAGACAGATGAAGTAGTTGCAGCGGAGTCTAGCGAGGACAGCATCTTTGATAGCTCTAGCAATCTTGTTGGGTTTGTAGTTGACCGCTTTAATCGTGCAGAAGATGCTAGATACGCTGACGAGGAACGCTGGCTGCGCTCTTATCGTAACTATCGTGGCATCTATGGCCCTGATGTACAGTTCACTTCTAGTGAGAAATCTAAAGTATTTGTTAAAGTTACTAAGACTAAGACTCTTGCAGCTTATGGCCAGATCGTAGACGTACTGTTTGGTAACAATAAGTTCCCTCTTTCTGTGGAACCTTCTGTACTACCTGATGGTGTTGCTGAGTCTGTACACATTAACGTAGACCCTAACGCAGGCCCAGCGCAGAGCGCTTTGTCTGATGCATTCACAGACGCACCTGGCAAGCCTTACTTGATTGGCCCTGACACTAAGCTAGAGCCTGGTGAGACACGCACCTCTCTCATGAAGCGCTTGGGAGGTCTAGCAAACAAGCTTGGCCCTGTAAGTGATAAAATCATTGAAGGCGCAGGTACTGGCCCTACTACAGTTACTTTCCATCCTGCTATGGTAGCAGCTAAGAAGATGGAGAAGAAGATTCACGATCAGCTTAACGAGAGTGGTGCATCTAAGCATCTGCGCTCAATGGCTTTCGAGATGTCTCTTCTTGGTACGGGTGTAATGAAAGGCCCATTTGCTTTAGATAAAGAGTATCCCAACTGGAATGAAGAAGGTGAGTATGACCCTCTAGTTAAGACTGTTCCATCGACTAACCACGTGTCTGTGTGGAACTTCTTCCCTGATCCAGAAGCTACATCTATGGATGATGCTGAGTATGTTGTAGAGCGTCACAAGATGTCACGTAATCAGCTTCGTGCTTTGCGTGGTCGCCCTTACTTCATGGAAGACGCTATTCAGACAGCCATCGCTAAAGGCCCAGACTATGTGCGTAAGCATTGGGAAATGAAGATGGAAGATGATGACACTAGCCCATCAGAGACAGAGCGCTGGGAAGTGTTGGAGTTCTGGGGTTTTGTTGATACAGAAATCCTCGAAGAGAATGGCATTAAGATTCCCAAAGAGCTACGTGACTTGGCTGAGGTTAACGCTAACATTTGGGTATGTAACGGAGATGTTATCCGCTGCGTACTTAACCCTTTCAAGCCTACACGTATTCCTTACTACGCTGTTCCATACGAGCATAACCCATACAGCTTCTTTGGTGTAGGTATTGCTGAGAACATGGATGATACACAGACTTTGATGAACGGCTTCATGCGCATGGCTGTTGACAACGCTGTACTTTCTGGTAACCTTCTTATTGAAATTGATGAGACAAACCTTGTACCAGGACAGGACTTGTCAGTATATCCAGGCAAGGTGTTCCGCAGACAGGGTGGCGCTCCAGGTCAGGCTATCTTTGGTACGAAGTTCCCTAATGTAGCACAAGAGAACATGCAACTCTTTGATAAAGCGAGGGTTCTTGCAGATGAGTCTACTGGTTTCCCTTCATTCGCTCATGGTCAAACAGGCGTTAGCGGCGTTGGTCGCACTGCATCTGGCATTAGTATGCTTATGTCTGCTGCTAATGGTAGCATTCGTAGTGTGGTTAAGAACGTAGACGACTACTTGCTTGCCCCTATTGGTCGTGCATTCTTTGCTTTCAACATGCAGTTTGACTTCGATGAGACTATCAAGGGCGACTTGGAAGTTACCGCTAATGGTACAGAGAGCCTTATGGCTAACGAAGTACGCTCCCAGCGCTTGATGCAGTTCTTGGGTGTCGTACAGAACCCTGCGCTCGCACCTTTCGCTAAGATGGACTACATCATTCGTGAGATTGCTAAGAGCATGGACCTTGATCCTAACAAAGTCACTAACTCTATGCAGGATGCAGCTATTCAAGCTGAGATTCTTAAAGGGTTCCAGCAGCCTGCCCCTCCTCCAGAGATGGCTGGTATGGCTCCTCCAGCCCCAGGTGGTGAAGTTGCAGTACCTGCAGGTGTGAACCCACAAGATCAAACAGGTGCAGGTGGTGGTAACATTGGCACAGGTGTAGCACCAGTTCCAGGTGAGGAAGGTTTTAGCGGTAATGTCGCTTAAGCAATTCGTAAATGATAAACCTCAATGGGATGCTTTCTGTGAAGAGCTAGATGTTTGGATTGCTGATCAGCATAAGAACCTAGAGCAAGCAGAGCATTCTATTGAGGTACATAGAGCGCAAGGCTCTATTGCAACACTCCGTAGACTTAAATACTTGAGGGATAAAGTTAATGGAACTAAATGAAGACCAACAGACAGAAGCAGTATTTAAGTCTATGCGTGGTGATGTTGACCCTGTGAGTGGTAACGAAGTACCTCCAGGGTCTCTACCTGAAGAAGTACGTGATGATATTCCTGCTATGTTGAGTGAAGGCGAGTACGTAGTTCCAGCCGATGTTCTGCGTTACTACGGTGTTAAGTTCTTTGAAGACCTACGTTCTGAGGCTAAGATGGGTCTGTCAGACATGGAAGCTAATGGTCGCATCGGTGGTGAGCCTGTAATGGATGACGAGTTGCCTTTCTCTGATGAAGAGCTTATGGTTGAAGACATGGGTGACGATACGCTTGAGATGAACAGAGGTGGTGTTGTTGGTTTCGCACCTGGAGGTCTTAACGTACCTGGTTACATTAAACAACCTGACCTGTCTTTTCTTGGGGGTGCATACGCTCAAGGTACAAGCGGTACAGGCGGCGTAGAGTACCGCTCATATGTAAATGATGCAGGTATGTCTATTACTATTCCTTTCTTTAATGGTGAGCCTATGGGTATGATTCCTCCAGGATACAAACCAGGAGAGGCTACTACAGGATTAACCGAAGACGGTACAGGCGGCGTAACTGATACTGGTGAGATTGAGAGAGAAGGTCGTCCTGGAAACGTAGAACAAGACCCAGACAGAACACCTATCTCTCAGATGGATGCAGTACAGCTTGCAGAGGCTAAGAGTAAAGCCCTAAGCCCAGCCGCAAAAACCGCCTTGGGTGTATTTGGGGCCATAACAGGGCTTCCTGTAGGTTTTCTAGGAATTGCGGATAAGATGTCACAGAAAAGCATTGAATCTAGAGCGGAAGAGCTTGGTATTGACCTTTCCACTGTCACTAAAGGTGAAGACCTTAATCGTTCCAACTTCGTTAGCGATGACGCCTTTAACAGTGCTATGGAGAGTGTAGCTCCTGAAGGCACGACATATGACGCTGACAGAGGAAGCTATACACGTTCAGACGATAGCCTAGCACCTACTACATCTGCACGTCCTCAAGCGAGACCTGGTTCAGACAGCACTAGCTCAAGTAGCGGTAGCAAAGGTCTAGGCCAATCCGTAGCGGAAGCGTTAGGTTTCGATAGCTTTGGTGATATGTTTGACGGAGGCGGCAAAGGTGCTTCAGCTAGTGATAGCAATGACTCTGCTGATAACGACAATGATGCCGACCCTGCCAATGACGGACCAGGACGAAGATAACAACTAGCACTACCCATAATAACTATAAGGCTACCCAGCAATCATGCTGGCCCCACATAAGGAGTATAACATGTCGGAAGCCCAACTTATCAAGACGGACTCTATGTCTCATGAGCGCAACGCTAAGCGAGTTGCACAGGATGAGGCAGAACTAAAAGAGTTGCTACAGCAGGCGGGTGTCATTGATGGCGCTGAGCAGGAAGAGCAAGAAGAGGTTGCTGTAGAAGAGCCTGTACAAGAAGAAGCACCACAAGAGCGTAAGGCAGAAGTTGAATCTAAAGAAGAAGCGGATGAGCCTGAGCTAAGCGCAGAAGAGAAGAACTTCAAGAAGCGCTACGGTGATCTGCGCCGCCATGTACAAGACAAAGAGCAAGAGTGGAAGATTAAGTTTGAGCGTCTTGAGCAGCAGCTTAATGCAGCATCTAAGAATGAGCTTGTACTCCCTAAGTCTGAGCAAGACATTGAAGCATGGGCTAAGAAGTACCCTGACGTAGCGGGTATCGTTGAGGCTATCGCTGACAAGAAAGCTAATGAACGTGCTGCTGACTTGGATGGACGCTTGAAGGAGATTGAAGAGCTACGCACTACAGCTAAGCGTGAGAAAGCTGAAGCTGAACTTGCTGCTCTGCACCCTGACTTTAATGACATCCGTAAAGACGATGCATTCCATAACTGGGCAGAAGCCCAGCCTAAGTGGGTACAGGACGCACTGTATGAGAATGTTGAAGATGCTAAGTCTGTAGCTCGTGTGATTGACCTATATAAAGTAGATAAAGGTATTACAACTAAGCGTGCTTCTAGCTCCGACAAGGATGCTGCAGCGTCTGTAACAACTAAACGTACTACTTCACCTAACCATGAAGAGTCTTCTAACTACCTACGTGAATCGCAAGTAGCTAAGATGTCTATGAAAGAGTACGAGAAACGTGCTGATGAAATCTTTGAAGCTCAGCGCAAAGGCAAGTTTATTTACGATA